AATCCGGTATAGCCTGGAGAGCATAGTCATGCATCCACTCACTAGCAGCGTTGGGATACTGCTTATCAGCATCAAATCGGCTCAACCATGAGCTAATACTGGTTGTGCGCTCATCTGCTTCTATTGGTCCGCCCACCAATTTCGTGGCTTTGGCACACATTGTTGCAACTATTGGTGTGTTAGGGTCGGACATTGAGAGACCCCTCAGTTTCTCGATCAATTTCATACTGGGGGTTACATTGCTGGGCATGTTCGGGGTAACATGAATCTTAGCTAATTGGCGTGGCAAATCGCAACATGAGTTCATATCACCATTCCATACGTAAGGGCCGTAAATACGGGCTAAGAATTTAACTCCGAGCTTACCTCTTTGGACAGGCTCAACTGTTAGGCTCTGTCCAACCATGCTAGCAGCATGTTTATAAGTGGATGCATCGATGTCAGCTGTTAATCCATCGTCACCGCCATAAATGCCAAGGGATGCAAAGGCTTCAATGGGTGTCAAATAGGCTCCGTTTCGTCTAGTTTTCCTCAAGGCCAAAAATGCAACAAAAGCGTTGTCTAAGGAATTGAATACGGACGTCTCAGGTGAGCCGGACAGCCTTGCGGTCGCAGTCTGGTATTTATTGCCGAACTTTCCCAACCCAGTCAAATGTTGCTGTGATTTATGTTTTTCAATGATGGTTGGGTGGAATTCAGTGCGGAAAGCACGGAGCAGTGCATGTTGTTCTACTAGACGCAATACATTACTAACATGTCCATCAAATCTGGAAAAGTCAGTATTGGCTACACTGCATGCACCGCGACATATGTCGGCTACACGACTAGCGATATCGCTTGGACTTTTTCCAAAGGCGTACCATTTCTGTGATTTCAAAACGGCTTCAAAAGAATAAATAATCATTGAATAATCTCGTTTATCAGGGGCATTGATGGTACTTATGGCGCGTGGGTCGGTGATTTTACCGTATGCTTCAGCTTTCATGAACATACGGGTCAATAAATTAGGACGCTCGTACTCGCCATTTTCTAATATATGCCTTTGGGTAGGGCGGTTCTGTCGATCGCGCACTTCATCATAATCCGCGGGGAAGAATTTGTTCGCACGTTCTTCAGGAATTAACAACTCAACAAACTCCTTAATAACTTTAATAATGAAAGGAGTGAGTGTTAAGGTGCGGGGTTTCACATCTTCAATACGGCCCTTGATGCAGCGGCGCTCATTTGATACGCAACGATCTGCACAAAAGGCTCCATGTATGATGGGACTCATGAAGGCGATCATCGATGGTTTGGCGTCTGGATCATACCTGGCTGGCTCGAACTGATACCTTCTAACAGCTTCAGGGACCGGATAAACAACATCCGGTTTGGAGTGGGTCTTGTTGCGGTGGTACTCTAACAGCACAGCAGCAGCAGTTCGATCCATGCCAATGGTTGCTTCAATCTGTGGCAAGGAAATATCATGTTTACTCGTCCTTGTCATGGAAGCTATTGTGTCATCAACTGTAACTGGGATGACAGCACAAGCCAGCTGCATCGGAATGCTCGTGCTAACTTTGACGCCATTAAGCGTGTGTATGACAAGGCGATTAAATCCGTTGCCACAATTGACCTTGAGTCGCTGTAACTCATTACCCTCAATATTGAGGGATTGGTCATAAGGATGCGTACCATACCATGATCCAAGGGGGGTAAGCATTATAAGTTGGTGGTCAGGGCTCGTGCTCCTACGATCCACCAGATAAGCGACGGAGTAGACTCGGAGGTCACCGTCGTACTTTGATACCACGATATTATCGACATTGTAGTTCCATACCTTATGTACATATTTGGCGCCACCACTTACATGGTAATGAACGGTATTATCGGCGCTGAAAGTATAAGAGTAATTCCCGATAACTCGGGCAGTCTGTTCAGGCTGGAACGTGTACAATACGTAGGGAGCTGGGTGCTCCAACAACATGTTCGGCATGTCTAAGTATTGGTCGACATCCACTAAAGCGATAAGTGGATTATCGGGTATATTTTCGGGCGACTCACTAGCTGTGAGATCTTTTGCCCAATAGTGTTTTCTCGATCCCGGTCGTTGCTGGCGCTCATCTGCGCGGCTGCGCTGCATGAAATAAGGGTTACATCCTAATTGTGTTGCTAGCAAATCAATGAA